GTCTTTTGGTTTTCTAGCAGCACCAAATCCTTTAACAGGATTTTTATTTCCTGTAGATATAAGATTTTTGCCTCTAATACTAGTTTCAGATCTTGGATCGATAATAACTTTACCTTCTTCCATCTTAACTGGTTTAGCTTTTTTATAATTCATCATATTTTTATCTCCTTGTTGTATTGTTATCTTATTTTTGTGTATTTTTAAAGCTATTTGCCATCATTTGTTTTTCAATTGATGTTTCTGCACGTAAATTTGCTAAATCTTCATTTTGTTCTAGCTTATCTTCAGTTAAATCCTTAGCTTGAACTAGTTTTGCTCTATCTAACTCTTCTTTTGCTTCATCTGCTTCTTTTTTACGTTGATTTTCCATTGCTCTAAGGTCAACTTCTCTTGATTTTAGTTTTAATAGAGGATCAGAATCAAGTTGAGACGTAATTTTTTGTTCTTCCTTCATAAAGTCTTCTGTCATCTCTGCAATCAACACTGCTTTTCTTGCTTCTACTTGAATTTGCATTTGTTGCATCTGTCCTTGTACTTGAGGATTGTTTGCTGCTTGTTGTTGCATCATTTGCATTTCTTTAATCTGTTCTCTAAATTCTAATTGAACTTGTTCTTGTGCCATTAGACTTATGTGCTCTAAAATGTTTTTTTGTATTGCTGCCATGATTGGTGGATTATTTTTAACCATGTTAGTTGACATAAAATTTAAATGAGATGTTATGTGTGCTTGGTGATCTTGACCTCCAAAAGCTTGGAAAGGTTTACCTGTCAATGCATCAATATGTTCTAAGCTTGGGTCTTTCGGTGCTTGCGGTGCAGGTGGGGGTAAGACTTGATCAATATCTTTTACACCAAGTGCTTCGTACATTTTTCTGTAGATAGCATACATGTTATGTAATTGAGGATTAGATGTAGCTAACTGTAATTCTGTTTGTGCCAAAGTAATTCTTTGTGACATAGAAAATATATTTGGATCTGCAACAGGTAAAATATCTACTCTGTCGTCAAAGTCTGTTTGTTTAACTGTTCTTTCGCCACCAACAACATCATAAGGATATTCTGGTGGAAGATAAGTTGCAATAATCTTACCTAGTAATTTAAATTCTTTTTTCATAGCAGAATACATTCTTTTATGTATTGCTGACATAACTTTAGAACCTCTTTCAAGAAGTGCCATAGTTGTACCCACTGCTGCTTGTTGATTACCATCTCCTGTTTGTAATTCTGATATTGCTGCAAATCTTTGTCCAGCTTGAACTACAATACCCATTAAAGCTAATAATGTTTGAGATGGTTCTTTGTAAGGTAGCGGATAAAATGCGTCTCTTAGATTTCCACCTGGTGCATCTACATCTTTAAACTCACCTGGTTGAATTGGTGATGCTTCATCTCTAACTCTCACACCTCTTTGTTTAAATCCTGCTGGTAAATTTGATAATGTACCTGCATCTAATAATTGTCTTAATGCTGATGTTGCAGTTCTAGATAACCCACCGATCATGTGAATTAATCCAAATCCATAAAACCCTAATCCTGGTAAAAATTTAAAGTGAACAAAATAATGAATTCTTTGTCTCTTTGGATCGTTAGGTGCATAGTTTCTTCTTATCGAAAGAACTTTAGTGCTATTTTCTTCAATTGTAACAATGTAAGGTAGTTTAATACCAGTTGGTTCTCCTTCTGGATCCATGTCTTCAAAACCTTCTAAGTCTAAATCAACATGACATTCTAATAGTGTAAATATAGGTTGTTGTTTTCCAGATTTAGATACGCCTTCTAATTCTTTTTCTTTAGTTGTGATATCATCTTTTGTTGATTCTCCTGGTGTACCTACTTCTACATCAGAATAAAAACCACCTACTTGTTGTTTACGTAAATCGTTTTCAGAAATTTTAACAATATGAATAATTGCTTCTGCATCATCTAAACTGTTTGCTGTGTACGGAACAATTAAATCATCCGCAGGGACAAACTTAGAAACAGCTCTACCTAATAAATCATCGTAATAAACTTTTTTAAATGTAGAACCTGACAATGGTAAATGAAATAACATAGAATCAAACTCTGATTCATACTCAGACATCTGATCCATGATCTGATAGTTCATAAAATCTTTTACTCTTTGAGCTTGTTGTTCTTTTCCTGGATCTCCTCTACCTAAAACTTGTGCTCTCACAGGTCCGTCTGATGGTAGTAATTCTTTAAAAGCTGTTGCTTGAAATTGTGTAACTGCTTCTGCTAACACAGGGTGTGTTGCACCAGAAGCTCCTTGGAAAGGTTCGTTTCTATTTTCGTATTTAAATCCTAATAAATCTAGTCCTTCAGTATATGTTTTTTCCCATTCTTTTCTGGACATTTTATAGTCCATGTAATTATTTTTAAGTGTGCTACCAATAGGGTCTAAAACATCGTCTGGTAAAATATCTGATAAATTATCAAAGTGAGATTCTGTTGAAGGTTGATTTACTGCTGACGGATCAAAGTCAACGGTTGCTCCACCATCTTCATCTGGAATTATTTCTACGGGTTGTTGTTCTTTTTGTTCTTCCGAAATTTGAACTTCAGTATCTTCCGCGCCAGGAAGATCTACTTGTGTTCTTGTGTTTGGAAGTCCTTTATCTATATCTGCCATTTAATTTCTCCGTGTTCTTCTTATCTTTTTTTATCTCTTTAATCAACCCTTGTGAATTAGGTCCTTTTAGAGGAGGTATTTCATTTAATTTAACATGCTTCATATTTTTAATTAAGGTTGGGTTTTTCATTTTTTTAATAGTCCTGCTATACCACCAGATGCTGCACCCATTCTGTCTACCTCGGGTACCTCTGACATAATTTTATTGTAATAACTTTTTGGTGCATCTCCAAGTAAAGTAGGCACTCTTTCTTCAAACACACTTGAATTTTTTCTAGCTTCTTCCAAATCTTTATATGCATTGTATCCTTGTATTCCTGTTTCTATAAAAGGCAACGCAAGGGTTGATCCATAAGATAGTCCTGGTAAAAGTTTTGCAGCAAGTTTTGGAGTTAGTCCTGCTCTTAATAATTTTTTACCTACACCTGTTGCAGCTTTATCATATAAACCTAATTCTTTAGCAGCTAAATGTGTGAACGCAGGAGCTAAAGAAATATCTGCTCCAGTTGTATTAGTTTTTTTACCAGAACTTACATCATTTATTAATTTTTTTATACTATATGCTGAAAAAGGTATAGCTAACCCCGGAGCATCTATTGCAGCAATCCCTGTAAATAATTTTTTAGTTATTGTACTTGTGTTATTAAATTTACTAATAGAACCAGACTTTCCTTTTTTAGCAAGTTCTGCTTGTTTATTAATATCAGATAAATAAGATCGGGGATCAGTTGGTTCTCCGTTTGATTTAAAACCTGCTTTTTTTAAAACTAAAGCAAGAGAGGTATTTGCTTTTTTAATTATTTCCATATTTTTTGGTAATTTATCTACTTCGTCTGTTAAAATATTTGTTAAGTTTTGTTGTTTAAATTTTGCAAGTTGATCTTTAGTCATGTTATTAAATTTTATATCTTCACCTCCTATTCCTGCAAAAGATTTTTTTGCATTAAAACCCTTAGGCTCAAAAATTCCTTGTTCATTTACTCGGTAATATCCAGTATAATTTTTAGCTATATTTCCTTTTTTAGAAACAATATTTTCTCTAACCTGTTTAGCTTGTGCATTTAATTTCATTCTCTCTTTGTTAAAATCATCTGGAGACATGTTTTCTTTATTCTTAATTAATTCTACTTGTTTTACAGCTATGGGTCGCGCTTTCATATCATATCCTGACAAAGATCTATTTATTCTAGCATTACCTTCCCCTGTTGTTCCTGTTGTAGTTTCAATAACCTTAGGATAAGGATGGATAAGATTCTTACTCGAATCACCTTTATAATTAAGTCCGCTTGGTTGTAAACCTTTTAAATTTTCAAAATAATTAAATTTATTTATGTCTTTAATTTTTTGTTTACCTTGTTTTTTAAAAACTAATTCATTTGATCCTTTTTTACCAAATTTGTCCATTTCTTTTCGAGTGATATATTCTATACCTTTTTCTCGACCTGGGTAATTTGGGTTTCGATTATACTTTATAGCATTTACACTTTCTCCGGTTAAATCTTTTGCGTTCATATCTAAAAATTTATCACCTGCTGGCATTTGAGGTGCGTTATCAATAATTTTTTGTAATTCTTCTAGAGTTCTCATTTTAGAATGTTGGTTAGCTCTTGTACCCTCACCAAATGCAACTCTGCCACCATCCTCGAATCCTGGTTTTTCTTTACCATAGAATTCTTTTAGTGCAGATATTTTAGCATTTTGAAATTTAGATTCAAATTCGTCCATCTATTCTCCTAACAATCTAGCTAGTCCGCCT